AATTTACACCACCTCGTGGGCTTTCTTGTATACAATGAGATAACAAAATAACATGCGAGCAATCTACTTGGTCACAAGATATTAATATAAATGACCTGCAATTAAGACAAAATACCGCAAATATTTTAAATTATATTGCAGAATATGGGGACCTCCCAAAAGACTTAACAGTTATACCAAAAGATAAAAATGTTTGAATGTTATTTTTAAGCTCCAATGACTATTATGTCTATTTAACTTTAGGGCTATATAAAAATTTATTAGACGTATATACCTGCTATCCTATATACTGTGCAGTAACTAAAGAAGTTAACCAAAAAACAAGGTCTATATTACAAACAGTTGGAATAAAACTAATCGATATAGAAGATGATATAGTTAAAGTGCAAAATATTTGTAATTTGGATTGATATGCAAAAGCTATAAAAAAGCTTGCGATTCTAGGGCAAAATTTTGAAAATAAATTTGAAAAGATGGTCTATCTGGACACTGATTTATGGGTTAAGCAAAATGTAGATGAAATTATGGGTATGCCTCATATGTCTGCCGTAATTGATCAGTCGCCAAAGCCCATAAAGCCATATGTTTTAGGGAACTCCGTTTTTTGCAGCGGATTATTCGTATGAGATTTTAAACATAATCCAGGACTTGGACAAAGACTTTTAAATACACTAAAAGACTTGCCAAAAAATATTTCGTGACATGATCAAACAATATTAAATTATTGGTATAAAGATTGGATTTATAAAGAAGAACTTCATCTAACCTCTAGCTATGGATTAATGAATAGCTTAGCAGAAAGAGGCGCACCGTCTATCGTAGGCTTTGTTGAAGAAGGCCAATTAATACTACATATGGTAAGTAGAAATAGAACAGACTGGCCGTTTAAAACAAAAATTCATGTCACACCACACCAAGTTTTCTTTAAAGATTGGGTCAAATCTATTAGTGAAAGTATAATATATTTTAAAAATAAATATAATATTGATATAGAATTACTAAATCCAGACAATATTATTGATGATTTTGCCAATTAAAAGCTCAATTAAATTGAGCTTTTTGTTTTATATTATTATATTATTTGCTAAATTAATTGATAAGTTGCCGATAAGGAGGAGTTTTATAACAGATGAAAACACAAGACGTTATTGAAGAAGTAAAACTTGAACTTACTGGTGGCGTCCTTGAATTAGAGATAGAAGATGAAACGATAGCCCTTGCTGTTAAAAAATCGCTTAGAGAACTACAACGTTATTGGGATGAGCCATCATTCCTAACGGTGCCGTTTAAATCTTGTATAGATTTAGATGAGCTTGGATTAGAATACTGCTCGATAGTTAAAGTATATAGATTAACTGGCATGGGCAATTCTGATGACGCTACCAATGCACTTACTATGGACCCACTATTTGCTCAACAATGAATGATATTTAGTAATGCTGGCACTATGTATAATGTTCAAGATTATGTCATGAACTATGCCGCATGAACAACATTGTCGCAGCTAAGAAATACCATGTCTACTGATATGGCATTTAGAGAAGATAAGCATAACCACAAGTTATACATAAACAACAACATGTCATCACCTGGATACGTTACAATTGAATTTATTCCTAAACTTCAAAAAGTAGATGATATCCAAAGTGATTACTGGCAAGACATATTAATCAGAATGTGTATTGCACAAACAAAAATTATATTGGGAAGAATCAGAACGAGATTCACTCAATCAAATGCCCTTTGGACACAAGATGGCGAAAAGCTTCTTGAAGAGGGCAACAATGATTTGAAGGAACTTAGAGAAGTTCTAAGAGTCAATAGTCAATTGATATACCCTATCGACTAGGGAATGTAAATAAGGAGAAAAGACAAACCTATGAAAAAAGAAACAGTTGAAAAATTTGATCTTGAAGCTGCATTTAAAGCGTTAGACGAAATCGAAATTCCCGTTGCTGAGAAGGGTATTGCTGCCAATAGAGTAGACTTAAAGGAAAGATTCAATCAAAAGTCGGCGCATGAGACATTAGTTGAAGACTATTATAATGTTAATGATAATGAGTCTCTTAATGAAGCACAGGAAGACAGAGAGGGAGAAGTTGCACAGGCTAAATTAGCCCGTATTGAAAAAATCGTTGATTTAGATGCAGAGTCTCCAGAAGATTTGCTTCCATCTTATGTTGGCAAAGTAATTATTCAATGCCCACAATGTATGACATTATTCTATAAGAATCCAGAAGATATCGAACACTCTGAAGAAAACCCAGAGGTCGTCAATATCAATGAAGTCTGTCAACACTGTGGAAATACCTCTGGCTACACATTAATCGGCAAAGTAGATTCAGTATCTGAAGAAGAGGCTGCTAACTATGAAGCCGCTGAAGAACCAGAAAATGAATTAAATTTAGACTTTGATTTAGAAGAGCCAGCAGAAGAAGAACAACCTGCTGAAGAAGCACCATCTGAAGAAGAATTAGATTTAGATCTTTCATTAGAGGAAATCCCAGAAGAAACAGAGGAAGAAAAGAAAGAAGAGGCCTTTAGTGTTTCTGGCTCGACTCCATTAAATGAGGACGCTGACAAGCCGGAAAACGCCAATGTAAAAGCAGATCAAGAAATTTCCGATACCGACTATTCCAAGATAAAAAAGGAGCTACAGTCCGCAGAGGAAAAGAAAGAAGAATCTGTCCATGCGTCTGAATTATTAAAGGATGCTGAAAAGGATAGTGACTTAGCTACCGAAAACCATTCTGAAAAGCTTACGCTTAATGAAGGTACTAACCAATGCGAATTAACTGAAGAAGTTGATAAAGACTTAGATGCAAAATTAAAAGCACATAATGATTATATTGCTTATTTACAACAAATGATTAAGCAAGAAGAAGAAGCTTTAAAATCTGCTGATAATGATGAAATTAAAGCCGCTATTCAAAGACGTTTAGATGCTTTTATGGCTGACTTAGATGCAGCCCTTCCAGATGCCGTTAAGAATCCAGAAACTCCTGCTGAAGAAGTTATTGAGACTGAAGAAACTGCAGAAGAAGTTCCCAGTGAAGAACCAGTAGAAGAAACTCCGGAAGAAGAAGTTGCGGAAGAAACTTCAGTTGAGGAATCCCCAGTAGATGAAGCTTTAACCGAAGATACAGAAGCACAATCAGCTGAAGAAACTCCTGCTGCAGAAGAAGTAATTGCGCTTCTAGACCTCTCTGGTAGCTTAGCTTCTAAAGAGGCTGAAATGGTAAAAGCGGCAAAAGAAGCTGGTGCAACAAAAATGCATAAATTTACAGACACAGATTTTACAAAAGCGCTTAATTTTGCAAAGGCAAATGCTGATAAGAAATTCATCTTATTAACCAATGCAGATATTGAAGTTAATAAAGGCGGTAAAGAATTAGAAGCACTTCCAAATGTTGCAACTGTTAAAGCCGATGAAAAAACAGAAAGCCTTAATGAATCATTAAAGGAAGCAGTTGAAGACGACGGCTTAGATATATTATTTGCCAGCGATGAATTTAAAAAGCCAATTTCTGAAAAAGAAGTTCAAAAATATCTTGGTGAAGGCACAGATGGTGCAGAAGAATTAGATGAAGCTGGATTATTTAGCAAACTTAAAGATAAAGTTAAAGATCTTTGGGATAGACACATTAGCCCAACTGCCAGACACGATAAAAAGACTGGCGATAACTTAAATAAAGATTTCAGTACTTACGTTGTTGTAAAATGGGCATCAATGGCCGATGAAGGCGTCAGTACAGGCAACTATGAGACTACAATTTTCCGTGAATGGGATAAGGCTAAGAGAGTTGCTATGGAATGGGCAAGCGTAAGCACAAATGGCCCAGCTACGATTTTTGGATATAAAGACGATGCCACAGCAGATGAAGATATCGATGGAAAAGCATACCTAACAGTATTAAAAACACCGGCAACCGGTGGAACAATTAAGGGACAATATTTAGGCCGTTGGAAATATGACGGCGCTACCAAAGGTCCGAAATTAGTTGACGCCATTACTGGTGATGACCATGATGAATCTCCAGCAGACAGACTTGCACAAGATATCGCACACAGAGAAAAATCAGAAACCAACACCGAAAGAGACGCTACGGTAACCGCAGGACAAGTAACAAAAGCTGCTAACTCATTCGAAATTAGAGTTGGTACAATAAAATGGCCAGAAGCAGGCGATTGGGATACAGACTTCCAAAAAGCTGTGGACAAAGCAAAAAATGTTGCTTCTGCATCAAGCGCAAAATCAGTCAGTATTTGGGGTATATCAAAAGCTGATGCCTCTAAAGGCTTATTAAGACTTGTTACTTATACTGATGGTAAACTTTCAAAAGATTCAAATGCCCGTTTAGTAAACTTCGTAAAGGGCAAATTAGATGGCTTAACCGAAAGCTTCTCAATTGCTACATTTGAAGACTTTGATGAAGCAGCATTCAGTGCACCAGTTACTAAATTCTTAACTGAAACATATTCTAATGTCAAAGACTTTAAAGTAACTGATTGTAGCATGAATGAAGAATTGGTCACAATCACTGGTGTAATATCATTCAATAGCGGTAATGAAAAAGAAACAGTATTTGAATTTACACCAAGCTATTGCGCAGATAATTTAGTTTTTAGCGGATGTGATAAAGACTTCTCCGATACAAATGCATTCTCATTATACTGCGACGCAGCAAACCCAACAAACTTAGTAACCGAAAACTTTGAATACCGTTACACAGTTAACAATACTCTAGTTGAAGGTTTAAACTAATTCTAAAGCAATAAGGGCTGGCCGTAATATAAACAGCCAGCCCTCTTTAATAAAAGAAAGGAGTTATTATGTCTGATAATAAAGATAATTACGGTTTATTATTAAATAAAGATATTAAATTACATAGATCATATTTCAAGCAGATGGTAAAACTCCTTGGAATTAATTGTATTTACAAAGCACCATTACCTGGTAAAACCCATGATTTACACGGAGATCTTGATACTGGCTATTATAAACCAGAACTTGTTGGATGTATTTTTCAAGATCACCCAGACCAAAAAACACTGAAGAAAATGGGATGGGTAGCAGAACTTCAAGAAGGATCTTCAATAATTCATGTTCCTTATGATTTACCTCACTTAGAAGTCGGTGCTTTATTTATCGTCCCTAGTGGAATAGACCAAGCACAAGGACGTGTTTTTCGTGTAATTAGTATGCAAAATATTATGGTATATCCAGCGTCTATTGCCTGTGAAATCGCTCCTGAATATGAGGATACTGAAGCGCCAAATCAAACAAAAGACTTTACACATGACAATTTCACAGTGCTAGTAGATAATGAAGAGGATGATTAATATGAAATTTACACTACCTGAATATAACAAATTCATTCTTAAAGAAGCTAAATTTATTCTCAATGAAGACTCAACTACGCCAATGGATGTTGCTAATCAACTCATTGACGCTATTACAGCAGAACTAACCAAAGCTGATAAAACTGGCTTACTAGACATAGTAAATAAAATACTCGCTGCTGTAAATTCTTTTGAAGATGATGATACTAATTTAAAAAAAGCCTATGATGATCTACAAGCAGCGGAAGAAAACGTTAAGAATACTCTAGCATTACCTACAATTGATTATAATGATTCTGCAAGTTTAGTGCAATTAACTGCAGATTTAAATGATTATTTGACAAAACTAGATAAAGCTGCCGATGAATACCAAACAGCCAGCTCGAATTTTACTGGTATAGACACCACGGCTAAAGCTACCCTAGATGACACAATTGCAAAACTAAGGGGTGATTTAGGTGGTGGCAAAATCAGAAGTGCTGTTAACTATTTCAATCAACTTGTAAAAAGTTTTGTGCCTCTTTTGGACCCAGCAAAGCTTGCATCAGCAGACAAACTAACAAAAGCTGATTTAGATGATTTTATAACTGCTGGCAAAATCATAAAAAAAGCCCTCGGTTCAACTACGAGTATTGTATCAAAAGGCCATTTAGAATCTCTGGGCGCTAAAGAATTACAAGAATACCTCAAAGGGCTAAAAGACCTTCATAATAGTATAAAAGCATTATTAACCAATAAGCTAAAAGCTTCTGCTACTATTGAATTTACTAAAGACAATATTGATTTCTTAACATCACGTTTAGATACAATAGTGGATAATATTGAAACACTTCAAAAGACTGCCGGTGGTACTACTAGTGCTGCATCTACCCTTGATTGGGCGGCTCGCTATGCAAAATGTCAAAGTACAGTTGATTTTGATATTTTCTGGAATGGTAATCCTGTTTTATCTGATCCAGTTGAACATGCTGGTTATTATAATTATGAGTGAGGGGATAAAGCAGAGGCTATAAAGACATTGGGGCCAGAATTTAAACAGGCTTTAGTTAATAATGGCTGAGATGCTATTAAAAATCCTATTATTAAATTTCTAAAAAGTGATGCTATTGAGCCTTTATTAGGAACAACCCTTAAAAGAGCACAATTTGAAACTATTTTAAATGCAGTTAGACAAGACTGGCTAGTAGCTAAAGACTTTGATTCAGAGAGAGGCACTTTTGGTGAATATAATATAATTTTTAATAAAAATTTATACGACTTAAGCGTGACTGATATGGACTTTTATTTAGAGTCTCAAAATGAAGTCAGACAAAATGCCATAAATTTACCACCAGCAACATATTCTTGATATAAGGCAAGTAATGGAAATAAAGGTACTGTTTTAAATAATATATTATTAGATGCAGGTAATTCAAAAGACCTTATGGCAACAATTAAACCTGGTGGACCATTTAGAAATAAGACAAGGGTAAGTCAAATACTCGAAGCTATAAAACCTGAAAATAGTGAAGAAAAAGACCATGCTACAGACGCAACAATTAAAGACATTTTAGCTAAAGTAACTACAAGCGATATGGCGAAAAAATTATTGTCTTATTTAGTAGATGCTTTAAGAATCGACTTCTATGATACTATTGCAAAAGTTAATAAAGCAACTAAAACTAAAAATGACTTATATAATAATAGAACAACAACTCCTACAAGCTATGACGATACAGTTCAATATGATACATTAATGCAATTTAAAGGCATTAAATATAGTAGGCCGCAAATTGAGACATTACTTAGAGAATTAGCTAAAATGGCTGGTTTTATAGATTAGGTAATATATAAAATGTTTATTTCAGTTGAGGGCGGCCGCACGTCATTATATAAGATAAAAATATATGCTAGAATGTATGTGTATTTATCTAAAAAGGGAGTTACTGAACAACAGTTAGAGAATTATTTAATAGAAAAGTATAATATGACACTAACAAGAGCTTGTTGTATACTTATACAAAATGCAGCTTACAGGTGTGATTCAAAAAACAAAACTACTATAGTATTTCCAACAAAATATTTAGACGACTTAGCAAGTTTAATAACATATGGCACTGGAAAAATACTTGGTAGCCCGATATTACGCAATGCATTTAATTGCTAATTAGTAAAGGAGAGACTAAATGGCTTGTAGATATTATGATGACTTAATAGCAGCAAAGATTAAAAAATGGATTCCAGATAGCTCTACTTTGCGCGTATTAAAACCAGATGAGTCAAAAAGATTATTTGAATTAACAGCAAATGACAATAATGATGAAGCATTTAAGCTTCCATTAATTGCCATCTCAAGAAATAATGATATAGAGCTATTATTAAATATTAAAAACCCAAAATCTTACGATGGCATAAAATTAATGCAAACGCCAACAGAGACAATGCAATTTAATGTCATTCCAATTAAATTACAATATCAAATTGATATTTATACAAAAAAATATGAAGAGTGTGATGAATACATAAGAAGTTTATTGTTTAAACTTATAAACAATCCAAAGCTTATGATTCAAATTCCATATAATAATACCTACATAGAACATGTAGCACACCTAAGGGTATTAGACACGGTATCAGATACAAGCTCAATTTCTGAAAGAATATTCAGTGGACAATTTACAAGATTTACTATTCAGTTAGAAATTCAAGATGCATTCTTGTTTAGTATTCCGTACAGAAGAAACTGGGTATTATGTGTCGATCCAAATGACTTTGTGTCAGACCTAGACAAGAGTTGTTTGGATGATTTACCAAACGTTTCGCCTGAGCCATTAGTAATTCCTGTTAAACCAGGTGAATTAGAATTATCTGAGAATATTAATGAAATAGGTGAAAAAGAGCTCTTAAATCATTTCGATATAAGAAAGATTTAAATTTGCTCATTATTTATTTGCTAAATTAATTGAAAGTTTAGATTTATTATAAATCAAAAACGGTAATAAACTAACATTAAAGGAGAGTTAAACATGCCAAAAATTATTATTAAAGAATATGATAAAACAAGTGCTGGCACTGGTCCTTATTCCAATTTTGCTGTACTTGTTCCAGGCTATGTTTCAGAAGATACTGACTCAAGCATTTTCGATGAAAACGGAATTTGTGAATTCTCTAACCAAGCAAAGTTTGTTCAGGCTGTAGGAAAGGTTTCAGCCAAAGCAGGCGTTACAAAAGCAGCAACCGCGGCAGTTCCAACTGTTGTTGTTCCTGATAAAAAGGTATTTGCTAAATCTGAAATCACTGAGGAACAATGGGTTGCATGGAGAGATGCAAACAGATTGTTCTCTGCTACGCCACATGATTATGGATACAGCTATATTGGCTATTTAAGAGATGACGAATATATCTATAAAGCAGTCGAAAAAGATGAACCATACGAAGAAACCACCCCAGAAATCGAGCCTGTTGAGGACGAGCCAGAAGAACCAACATCAGAAAACACTAGTGAAAATGGCGAAAATAGTGGCGAGTTCGGCGGCGAAAACACTGGCGAAAATAATGAGAACAATGAAGAGCCTACAGAAGAAGAGCCTACAGAAGAAGAGCCAGAACCTGAGCCATACGTTCAAATGTATGCTGTTATCGATATCGGCAACTATGGCAACGATAGAGAAGAAGCAGACCAATATGGTAACCAAATCGCTTACGAATTACTTGGTTTAGGTTATACCGTATTATATAAATTATTAACAAACAACGAAGACCTTACAAAAGAAACATATTGGGAGGCATGTAAAGATAAGTCTATCTATGACTTCAGATATGTTGTCAATGGTGTATATAAAAATTGTCATGCCGCCAATGAAGCAATTATTAAATTAGCTCATGCTTATAATAATAGTGAAAACCAAGGCGGACGTGGTGATTGTATCGCCTTAATTGATATTCCTGGCGAAATCTATGAAGGCAAAACTCAGGCAGCGGCAGTAACTGCTATTGGCGAAGAAGCTTCTAGCATTACAGGAAGCCAATACGCTGCAGTATTCGCACCATATGTTACATATGGTATTGCAGAAGACGCAGAGTTTGGAAATAACAGAACATTCCCTGGCTATTTCCACTATTTAGCTTGCGCTTCAAAAGCATTTGATATTTATAGTGAATGGTATGCAGTCGCTGGTTATACAAGAGGCATTAGCAATTATTCAATTACAGCCCTCGGCTGTAAATTTGGTGAAGCTGCTATTGATGCCCTTGAGCCAAGGTATATTAAAGATGGCGTTAAAGTTGCAGTCAACTTAATCATCACCATGAAAGGTGCATATTATCTTTGGGGCAATAGAACAGCTTTAACGCTTGGTCAAAAAGATGTCGAAGAATTAAGAGCTGGACACTTCTTAAACATCAGACAACTCTGCTCAACTATCAAGAAACAAGTTTACGTTACTTGCAGAAAATATACATTTGATCCAAATAGCGATGTATTATGGGCTAAGTTCTGCGCAGACATCCGTCCAACGCTTGAGAGGATGAAATCTGATCAAGGCATTACGGATTATAGATTTGTTAAAGTCAAAACAAACCAAAAAGCAATCTTAAAAGCAAAAATCAGAATTGTACCAATCGAAGCTGTTGAAGATTTCGATATCAGCCTTACACTAGAAGATTCTGTTTCAGGCATTACAGCAGGAATTGATGAAGAATAATAGGTAAAGGAGAGAATAGATTATGGCATTCGATGAAAGTTTAAACGTTAGACACATTAGCGACCATCCTGAGGATTATGAAGCTGCCAGAACCGGGTTTTTCGTCTTACTTGTTAGTGGTCTTGAGAATTTACGTCAACCATCATACAGTGGCGAAGATGATCCAGCAATTGGTTCAACTGACTGGATTCCAAGCGATGCAGCTGACACATTAAGATTAAATATTATTAAGTGCCCTGTCCCACATTTTGAAATCTCAACTAATGAATATAGACGTGGTAATGACGTTGTTCACTTTGCAGGTATTCCTACTTGGAATGGTGGAACATTCGTTGTTGATGATATTGTTGGAAAGAGAACAAAAGAAATCTTAATGGCTTGGTTATATCTTGCATATAATCCACATACTCGTAAAGGTGGACGTATGAAAGACTACAAGAAAAATTGTCAATTAATTGAATATACACAAGATTATGAACCAATTAGAACTTGGAATCTTGATGGCGTATTCATTACAAAATTACAAGAAGACGATTTTGATAGAGAAAACGACGGACCAAGAAAAATCAGTGCAGACTTTATCTTCGATAGAGCTACATTAGCAACAGATACTGTTGAATAATAATTAATATTTATAATATAAAAGCCATAGCAATATGGCTTTTTATTTTACAAAAAAAAATAAATTTAATAAATCTATTTTTATTTTATTCGCTAAATTATATGAAGCTTGCAGAGCAAGTAATAAATGAAAGGAATTTAGAAACATGGGAAGGCACAAGGTAGACAGAAGCAATAAAATAATGCAGACGTTCGAAGCGACTAAGCCATTAAAAGAGCGTTTGGTTGCATTAGCAAAGAAAAAAGATGTTACGGTCTCTGCGCTAATCCGCGAGATTCTAGAAAAATATTTTGAGGAGCGTAATTAGAAAGGAACTATTATGACAGAAGAAAGACAAACAAATTACACAATTGGTGAAGGTGTTGAATTACCTTCAAAAGGTCTTATCTATGATAAGAAAATGTCACCTGGGGTTGAACTTAGGAGCATGACTGCGCGTGATGAGATGAAGCGTTTATCGCCGAGTACTTCACAATTTAAGTTATTAGCCGATATTATTGAGGGCTGTATGATCGAAAAACCGGCAGTACATGTCTATGACATGGCATTAGGTGATTATGAATTCTTATTGCATAAATTAAGAGTAATTACTTATGGCGGAAGCTATAAGTTAACTTTACGTTGCCCACATTGTGGTGAAGTCGTTGATGTAACAGCAAATCTAGAAGACCTTGGAATCAAAGAATTCGATTTTGATTTATTCAACGAGAAACGCATTATATCACTTCCAAAAAGCGGACATGTGGTAGCGATTAAATTTCAAACACCAAGAATGCTTGACGAAATTGAAGCTAAAACAAAAGAAATGAGAAGAAAGTATAAAGATGCCGATATTTCATTTGATATTCTAATTTTATTATCAAGCGTCATTGATTCAGTTGATGGTGAAAAATTAGACCAGGTAAAATTAGAATCATTTATTAATAAACTACCGGCAATGGATATGACAAAAATAATTAATGCCGTTGATGAATTAAATGCTTTAATAGGAGTGAACAACGATTTAGTCGTTGACTGTAACAAGTGTGGAGGAGAGGTACATACATCCTTTCGCTATGGACCGGAGTTTTTTAGACCCACAACTATTTAATAAAAATGAAAATTATGGACAAAAACGTTATAAAGAAATTGTAAAGGAATGTTGGTATATAAGCGATAATCTAAATACTAGCTATACAGATGTATTAGACATGAGCTTTCAAGAAAGATATTATTTAATTACATTTATAAATGATAAACAAGAACAAACTCAAAAAGCTATAGAACAACGCCAACAAGAACTAAGAAATAAGCGTAAAAAATAATATAAAACCTGGGAGGAATGACTATGCCGGATGATTATAATCCATCGAGAAAACAACAGCTGCTCGAAGATCAAAACGAAGTTTTGAGATGAATAAAAGATCGACAATTGCGAGAAGCCGCCGCCGAGGAGGCACTTTTAGCATTACAACTGGGTAATCTTAAACGCTTACAGGAAGCTCAAAAACAATATGTAGATGAAGCTACGGCCGCACGATTAAAGGCCGAAACTGAAATTAATGAACGTCTTATCCAAATGGGCTATGACGTAGCCGATGTTACGGCAGCATCTTGAGAAGAGCGTACTGGCAAGATAAAAGCAGACTTTGATGCTGCAATGAAAGCGGCAAAAACAAAGTCTGAACGCAAGCAACTTCAAGCAGATTACGACGAGAGGATGCGATTAGAAACAGAGCATCAAAAACGAATTGATAAAGTAAATGAAGCACGAAACAAAGAAGTAGACAAGCGAAATAAAAAACTGCAAAAAGAAGCAGTTAGCATGTTCGGCGATATCGGCTCCGCCCTTTTTGACAAAGAAAAGGCTGCAGAAGTCGCCGAGATGCTACGCGAGGCCGGCAAATCTGAAGCAGAGATTTCAAAAGTAATTAGCAATGCCAAAAAAGAAGTTGTCGCCAATGCTGCAAAAGATGCTGTATTAAATTGGGGCAAAGAAATTCAAGCTCAAGCCAAAAATATTGGCTTAACCCAAGGCTTAGTAGATACTAGACTACAAGGCTCTAATCTTAATTCAAAATGAATGGGCTCTTATTGGAAGTCATTCAATGATACAATTACAATGCACGTCGGCATGTCACCGTTCGTAAAGCAAGCAGATGTAGTTGAAAAACTTAAAACGTTAGTTGGCAAAGGTATTTCATTTAATGTTGAAGAAAGAGCTTTCTTAGATACAATTAGCGATAAAATTGCCAATACCTTCAATGCAGCCGACGCAACATTAGTAAAATTAGTTCGTATCCAACAAGCAGACACGACTGCTGCTCGTTTAGGTATGGAATCCGCTTTAACTGCCTTCTTGAATAGTATGTATGAAACTTCTGAATACATGACGGATGCCGCAGAATCGGTTAGAGCTAATTTATATGAAGCAAGCGCATTAATGACAGCGCAAAAAGCTACCGCATTTGAATATCAAGTTCAAAAATGGATGGGCTCATTATATTCTGTTGGCTTCTCAAATACTAGTGGTTTATCTACTGCATTAGGTAAGTTAGCCGCTGGCGATATCTCATCAATCAATGACGGAGGTTTTGGCAACTTGTTACTTATGTCTGCCAATAGAGCAAATTTATCTATGGCAGATATCCTAGCCGATGGCTTAGATGAATCTAATACCAATAAATTAATGCAAGCCATGGTAGAATATTTAGGACAAATCTATGCCGAAACAAAAAACAGCAAGGTAGTTGCACAACAATTCGCTAATGTTTATGGTTTAACAGCATCTGACTTAAAAGCTGCGGCTAATCTATACGGGTCTACCAAAACAATTAGTAATAACAATATGGGAACGGCAGACATGATGAGAAGATTGTCAAGTATGGCTTCTTCTATGTTAATGAGAACAGGTTCTGCAGAAATGATTGATAATCTATTCGGCAACTTAAATTATGCGACTGCCTCCACCATGGGAAATAGCCCTGCATTATACACCACATATCTTCTTGCTGATATGTTAGAGGACGTTACTGGTAATGGTATTGCATTGCCGTTCATTAATACATTTTTCGGAGGTATCGACCTTCATACATCAGTGTCTCAATTAATGAAATTAGGCACTTTAGGTGTTGGCGTATTAGGTGGTATCGGTAAAATGCTTGTCGGCATGGCCGGAGGAAATGGAACAGGTAGTGGAATGCTTAGAGGCTTTGGTGTAACGCAAGGCATTAAAACATTGTCTCGTGGCACGGGCACAGGACTTACAACGTTAATGGAAGACTTCTCTGAGTCTGGCTATGTCGGTAACTCAGATTCTAGTGACGTTCAAAATGCAACCACTACAGCCGCAGAGGACCAAGGACAAGAACAATTAAATGCTGCGCAAGACGACAACGAAGTCACTATGAAAATGGTAGATGACCATATTGTTGAGATTGTCACATTATTACAAAAAGTATCTACTGATTCGGCATTAAAAGTCGAAATAGAAAATACTGAAATATGACAAGGTTATCATAATCCAACATATGGCGGTTAATAGGAGGATTATAAATGGAAACTTTTAATAATACTACATTGTTTACGGGTTATTTAAAACAGCTATTGCAAGATTTTAATCTTCCTAAATATCGAATCTATACAAAAGCACAACAAGTATATAAAGAAAAATATGGGGTAGAACGATATGATGTTTTAGAGACTGAAACTGAATATTATAGCGAGAGCTATGGTAAAATAATCTATCCTAAGCAATTACGTTATATTCCATATATCAAAGACAATAGAATTCAAGAATGTATAAAAGGCGTTTGGTATGACATTGGTAAAAAAGGAAATGTAAAAGCTGAACATTCTCGTACATATACCTGTGGTGAAAGAATTTTGAATTATACTAAAAATCTTATTATAAAAACAAATTCATATGATTCATATACACATGAATATCTAGGCGATTATTTAAGATTTATTCGTGACTATAAAAACATAAACTTAATGCCATTATATAATTGTTTTAGTAATAGGCAATGTGATAATTTAAAAATTAAAATTACTAAAAAAATAAAAGATACAAATAAAACAATTAAAATGATATTTGATTCTGCAGATAAAAACTACAAAATCTACATGATACCAGTAAAATTATTTAAGGAATATACCATTGCCATTGATTCTGATTATCCGATAGAGCTTTGCTGCGGATTATATGGGCAACACCAAGACACGCGACAAAAATTTGCCACTATTGCTGCCTTAACCTATAGAAAAGTCTCAAAAAGCTGCTTTTCAACTCCATTTTTGTTTAGTGACCTTCTTAATTTCAAAGATGTTTTAGATAAAAATTTACTTATAGAACTTGCGCAAAATGAGGGTGATTTAAAGCTTTTCTTAAAAGTCCCAGCAAGCAACAAATCTACTATCATCATATTAGAAGGAAACTATTTAACTTGAAATGATAAGGTTACTACGAATATGGCTAAAACTGAAAATAACTATACTGTTATAAACTTTGAATATTTTGATAAGTTAGGCGTTCCAGAATTTGAGCTTTGTACTCCGTTACAACTTTTGAAGATGAATACAGAGCAACAACATCCATTTGCAGATAGACTTATAGAGTATCTTATTGGAAATGTCATTACTGACGATGACTTATTATCTAAAAATATAAAAAGAGTACAAAAAGCCTTAGAAAAAGCTACCTCTACTACAAATAACCACTATCATCTCTATATAGACAAAAAAGATATTTCTAAATACCCAGACTACCCATATACTAAAGATGAACATGGGGATATTATCAAGATTTTTGCAGTCGATGACCTAAACGAAGTACCATTCGTTCCAGGAACAATAACAGATATTTCAAACAGAACTAAAAAAATACCAGTACCTACATATCGCTATCATAGAGGCATGCCAGGAATTTGGGATCCTGAAATCAAGCTATTAGTTTATGACTACATAAATACACATTATAATACTAATTTTGATGTAAACCATGATATATTAGGCTATGTAGACAAAGACGCAGAAAAATATTATCAATATGTAGAAACAACCACAAAGAAAAATTCTATTAGTATTGCTAATACAGAAATAACTGAGGAGGATAAGTTATAATGGCAGCTACTGATAAATATATATTACCTGACAACTACATCTATATTTCACACTTAGAGGATGATTTTAAATTTTGGCGCATTCCCTCTTGTCCAGACCATATTTCAGACAGTATGGGCTCAACCTTTGGTGAAACAACTGCATTAGGACGTTCTGCACCTGTATTCACCTATGGTAGATCTGGCCCAAGAACTGTGCAAATAGAAATTAAGCTGCATAGAGATATGATGGATGATGTAAATGTTGGCTTTAGTAATTCTGAACTAAAAACTGGAGAAGACTATATTGATAATCTAATTAAAGCATTGCAGTCAATTGCTGTTCCTAGATATAATATGGATAATAAAGCAGTTGAACCTCCGCTAGTTGCACTAAGACTAAGCAATGAAGTATTTATTAAAGGGGTTGTAACGAGTGCAATAGGTTTAGATTATAGATTACCATTACTTTCAGATGGCAAATATGCAGAGGTCAGTCTATCACTGACTGTCACAGAAGTAGACCCATATGATGCATCAACGGTATTTAAAAACGGCTCTTTCAGAGGTGTTGTAAAAACGCTTAAAAAGGGTATGAACATCGAAGATAATGAATAATAAGGAGGAATAACTATGGATAATTATATAAATAAAAAATATGCTCAATATACATATACTTGTCGATATACGGGTATTCCTTATTATTATGATAAAATGAATCAAAGAGAAGTCTACGGCGTTATTAAACCAATGCTTAAAAATTCTCCTTGGGTCGCACATAAAGTTACTCAAGAAGATTCTTTAGACTCACTTGCATTAAAATATTATAATAACCCAACATATTGGTGAATAATTGCTTTCTATAATAATATATTAGACCCGTTCATTAAGCTTAGGGATAAATTCACTATCATTAAAATTCCTAATATATCTAGCATAACCTTTGGAGACTTGCGCTAATTATGGCAATATTAACAAGAGAAAGAAAATCATTATTATCTAGTCAAGCAAGAGTTCAAGCGCCATGGATCAAAGTCACAATCGGAGCTTTTACTTTTGGTGTATACTCTAAAAAAGAAGTAGGCAAAGATGCCGCTGGTTTTTATACTCTTTATGATGTGCAATATCCTAACTACGTAAAAAGCTTGTCTATTATAAAAATGAACGGACAAGTAAACCAATATACATTAGACCTTGATTATCCTATCAGACCACAGGACGACCCCAACTTTTTTGAAAAGGTTTTCAGTAGCGTAAGCAAATCACGTAAAATAGTATTCAGCTATGGCGACGCCTCAATGCCAACCTATATTTATAAAGATGAAGAGGCCCTTATTACTAAAGTAACGCAACAATTTGATTTACAGAACTCTGTCATTAAGTATAAGGTACAAGCAGTATCAAGTGCAATTATTGGGCATGTCGGAAATTTCTGTTTTCCGTCTCCTGGCGTTCGCTGCCCAAGCGAAGTAATAAAAGAAATATTCTTCAATAAGACATATCACCTTGAAGAAATCTTTAAAGGGGTAACTGCAGCAAATATCAATTCATTAATTGAAGCTGGTGATAAAGCCGTTAAAATCTATACAAAAACCAATATGTCTCCACTTGATTATATTGCATATTTAGTTAGTTGCATGGTGCCAGACAGCTCAGATACATCACAATTAAGTAATGCTATTTATGTATTAACTTACCATGATGATACTATTTATGGCGATGGTTCTGATGATGATCCGGAAATTCATGGCCCATATTTTAGAGTAACAAAAACGTCTTATGCAAAGGAACAATCAGACGCGTATGAATTAGATGTCGGATTTAATACTTCTACTATTGTTACAAATTTTAGTATTAATAAGGACGAAAACTATTCTATGTTCTTCGATTACATCAATGAGTTTTGTCCAGAACAATATACAAGACGTTTAGATGATAAGGGCGGTTGGACTGATGTATTTGCTCCAACATTTACTTCGGGCAATGATAAGTTCAAAACAACTGAAACAGACATGACCTGATATACGAAACTAACGAAATATCCTGTTAGCGCATCCGTAACAATTCAAGGACTATTAAGACCGGCGACATTAATGCAATATGTTAGATTGAATGTCATATTCCCAGGCGGTAATAAACACATTAGCTCTGGTTTGTATATCGTAACTAAGCAAGTTGATACCCTAAGCGAATCTGGTTATAAAACTGTATTATCATTAACTAAAATTGGTGGAGATGCAGTATATTCTACAGATACTGGAACAACACGATAAAAAATAAATTTATTAAATCTATTTTATTTAATCTGCTAAATTATATGAGAAATCAAGAAAAATTTAGCAGATTTTTATTATTTTAAGATAATGGAGGCTAATAAAATATGGTAACAAAAGGACTTATTACAAGCATAGACTATAATGGAAATACCTGCGAGGTACGTATTCCTCTTTTTGAAACTGTTCAAAATACAAATGAAGTTATTTTGCCCGCGACAATCGCAATAGCTCCTGGTGTTTATAATGGTTATAAAGAAGGAGATGTCGTAATCGTTACCTTTGAGGACAATAATCTAGACAATCCAATAGTAATTGGCAAATTATATTTAGGGGCTGCTACAGAAAAAGCATCTCCAAGAGGCGCCATCAACTGTGAAACGATTACGTCTGACAAGTCTGCCTCAATGCCATTAGATACAAAGCTAGTAAATGACGCGGGCGATAATGGTCATGTTGGGGTTGAAAATAATGTAACTACATATTCTTCTATTGCTGATATTGCTAAAAAAATGCAAACTCAGTCTGAGGAAATAGGCTCTGCAACAGTTAAATTAGTAGACACAGAAAACAGCTTAGAAGCAAAAGTCTCTAAAGAAATGGATGCAACTATAACGGGATTTGGCTGGAGCTTAGAGGAGGACGGTTGGAGAATTATCTCGTATAACTCTGCATTAAAATTTCCAGAAATAGATATCATGAAAGTAGACAATAGCGGCGTAACTATTGCTGGTACTTTAAAATTAGTCGGATATCCAAGAAAGATTGAAAAATTCTATTTGCAAACTGACGAACCATCTCCTACGCCTAGCGCAGATGATCCAAACTGGAGTCCAAATGTTCCAGCATGGGACAACGGAAAGTTCATTTGAGAAAAAACCGTTACCACATATTATGAATATAATCCAGATACAAAATTATTAGATGAAAAAACATCTACTGTTATTGTCTGTATTACAGGAGCGATTGGCGAAAGCGCCAGATCTTATTGGTTAGTCTCTTCTACTCCAGTACACGTAGGCAAAAATGCCACAGAAAACATTAGTATAAAAGCTATGACAAAACTTGGCGAAACTGAAGAAGAAGACCTAGACGATAATGCCTATTTAAGCTATAAATGAGATGTCCCTAACGAAGATTGAACAATCTGGGATCATACCAATACCATTACTATTGCAAAAGCTAATATACAAGCAGCGGATCTTTTAATAAGAGCAACTCATGATGACCCTGATATGGTGGTAAACCCATTCGTTTATG